TGGACGCAAAGACCCGGTGCAGTTCATCCAGTACTAGCAACTTCAACAACTATGGCGGCAGAGGGATTCAGTTTAAGTTTGCGTCCTTCGATGAGTTTTATGCTGATGCAGGAGATAGGCCGAGTCCAGATCACTCAATCGACCGTATCGACAACAACGGGCATTATGAAGTTGGCAACGTGAAGTGGTCAACACGCCATGAGCAACTCTGCAACCGCAGACCATTCAAGTGTGAGTGGCGTGAGGCGGTAGAGAAAGCCAAGAAGTACATCATCACTACGCCATCCGGCGAAAAAGAAGTCGTGTTCAACATGGCGAAGTTCTGCCGCGAGCATGGCCTGAATAAAGCAAATTTGCACCGAACCATAACTACGCAAGGCCAGCACTTTGGCTACGCGGCTCAACACGCATAGGAGATAAACATGGCACTCGAAAAAAGTACGCTTGTGGATTTGATCGAAGTCGTCGGCACCAATGTGCAAGTCCGAACCGCCACCATCATCAAGGAAGATGACACCGAGCTGTCCCGCAGCTTCCACCGCCACGTCCTGCAACCCGGCGACGATCTTACCGATCAAGACCCGAAGGTTGTTGCCATCGCAACTGCCGTCTGGAGCCTGTAAATGGACAACTTCCCCATCACTCTCAACCTCTCCGTCATCGAAGTGAACACCCTACTGCAACTGTTGGGCGAGACTCCGACCAAGATGGGCCTCTACCCGCTGGCAATGAAGATCAAGGAACAAGCTGATGCGCAAGTCCCTGCTCCTGCTGCTGAGTAGTTTGCTGTTGGCCGGCTGCGACCACGTCCCCGTCCGCATCAGCGGCTCGGGTGTCGAGGCACCGCCGCCGGTCGGCTACATTGTCTGGTGCGCGGAGAACCCGACCGATCCGATGTGCGGGGCGAAGCAATGATCAGCCGCGCCAAGCTGTTCCGCATCCACTCCGAGGTCAATGAGTGCGAATACCGGAGCGACGAGGAGGTCTATGGCGTCCCAGAAAAGTGGGCCGACATCCTGACTGCGCCGGGTCGCAAGGGTGACTGCGAGGACACCATGATCGGCAAGGCTCACAGGTTGTTGCGCGATGCTGGATGGCCCGTCGAGATGCTGCGCTTCGCCACCTACTGGACGCAACCGGACCAGCAGGGTTACCACGCCGTGCTGCTGGTTGATGTGGTAACCGACGATGGCATCTGCACCTACATGCTATCCAACGGCCTGCCGTTCCCGCTGGTGGCCGCCGACATCCCGGCCGGCTGGGTGCCGCACATGTACCAGATCGCCGGCACGTCGCGGTGGGAGTACGCATGAGAGACATACTTGCCCAGCTTGACGCCGCGGTCGCCACCAGCGAGACGCTCTACGACTGCCCGGTGCAGACGACGATCGACGACATTGTCATCACGTTCTGCAACCGCGGCGCGGCCGATACCGTGCGCCTGTCGGTGGCCAAGGCTGGCGTGGCGCTGGCAGCTGACCAGTATCTGTACTATGACTTCCCGCTCGCGGCCAATGACACGTTCATGTCGAGCATCGGCGCCGTGCTGCGCGCGGGTGACATCATGCGGTGCTACAGCACCACGGGCAACACGACATTCACTCTGACCGGCGAAGTGATCAGCCCGGCGCAGGATCGGAGATAGCATGCTGAGCCCGGGACGACAGCACGTTAGCGGTATCGGACCACTGACGGATGCGCAGCTGCGGGCGAGTAATGTTGCAGTTGCGTTCGGTGACTCCGCTGCGCTGGACGCATTCCAGCGTCTGCGTACCTCCCAAGCCAACCGCATCTTCGACTCGCAGCAGGAATACGGCCTCGACACGCTGAGAACGTGGGACTGCACTGCCAACGGCGCGCTACCTACGATCCTCGCCCCGAATGGTTCTGTGGTCAGCGGCAGCAACGCAGTCGGTCCGACCAGCACCAACAGCCGTATGACGCCGATCACGGTCAGCACAACGAACGGCGATTACGCGATCCTCCAGTCGCGGCAGTACACCCGCTACATTCCCGGCTTCTCGCACCTGATCCTGCAGACCGGGGTGTTCGCCAGCGGTAGCGGTTGGACGGCCAATCTTGTGCGCCGCACTAGCACTAGTGGATCGCCCGTAGAGGAAGAAGTAACCCGTCTCGGCGTCAATGGATGGAATATCGACCAATTCGACGGCACTGGCCCGAGCGGCATCACCCTCGACCTGACTAAGACGCAGATTCTGTTTACCGCCGCGCAGTGGCTAGGTGTAGGTCGCGTCATCATGGGGTTCGACATCAACGGGCGGCTCTGGCCGGCGCATCAATTCCTTCACGCCAACGTGCTGACTCTCCCCTACACGCAGACGTTCAATCTGCCTGTGCGCTACGAGATTCGCAACACAGGTGTTGCGGAGAGCAAGGCGCGAGCGGGGTACTTCGACGCAAACAACGGCTTCTACCTAGAAACCACTCGTGCTGTAGCCGGTGGCACGATCAACTTCGTTTGCTGCTCCGTGCAGTCTGAAGGCGCTGACGAGGCGCGCGGGTTCCCGCAGTCTCAAAACCCCGGCATCACGGCCATTGCCGTCACCACACGTCGCCCCGTGTTCAGCATCCGCCCATCCGCCACGTTCAGCGGGATCACTAATCGCGGGCACATCAACATCGAGGATTACTGGCTGACGGCTTCGAGCAACGGTAGCATTTACGAAATCGTGATTGGCGGAACCCTTACCGGAGCGGCATGGCTAGCTGTAGGGGGGTCTGTGGCGGCGGGTGCGTTCATCGTCGGGGTGAGGTATAAGATTCTTACTGTTGGCACGACGAACTACACGCTGATCGGCGCGTCTGCCAACACTATCGGCGTGTCGTTCGTTGCTACAGGCATCGGCGCAGGGACAGGAACTGCGGCCCCTGAGAACTCCACAGCTGAGTACGACATCAGCGCCACGGCTATCGTTGGGGGCGGTACAATCACAACAGGGGAGGTCCTGAGCGGGGGTGGCTCTGTACGCGGCTCTGCTTCGGCAACGGCAGACTTCCGCAATCCGATGGTGCTCAGTAAGATCGACGCGTTGACTGCGAGCCAGCTGCCTGTAACCATCGTCTGCACTTCAACTACTGGAACTTCCAACATCCGCGCCGGCATGAACTGGCATGAACAGGTTATTTAACTATTGACACACAACCCGCGATAGCGTGATACTATCGCGCAAACCTAACGCCGGGAGGCGCTGGTACATGTACAACGCCGCACCCACTGACGACGCAGCATCAACCCGGAAGCTCCAGCTATTGGAGTCTCTGGGGCAAGCGCTTTGTGCCAAGCGGCAAGCCGCCATCACGTATCGTGCGAACTCGGGGATCGAGCAGATCTGGACCGAGGACGAAGAGCACTACATGGGCATCGATGATGCCAACCGCGACGAGCTCGGCGCCACCGTCGAGAAGCCGACCACCAGCGGCAGCCGCACCTACAACAAGGGCAACAGCGAGAATAGCGACACGGTCAAGAGCACCGTGTTCCCGAACATCACGCAGCCCTACGTCGACGCCGCGTCGGCGCGCATCAGCGACATGCTGTTGCCCACAGACGACCGCAATTTTGCTTTGGAACCCACCCCAATCCCCGAGCTCGCCGAGTTCGAAGAGATGGTGGAGGATCCAGAGACACCAGTAGCCCCGGCGCCTGCCGGCTCACCAGTAGCCCCGCCCGCACTTCCCCCTGACGCAGCTGGCGCATCCTCCGCCGCGGCGCAACCTCCCGTGCCGGGTGGGGCACCCACTGCACCGCCGCCACCCCCGGTCATGGTTCAGCTGCCGAACGGCGAGCGCGTCACCCTTGACCAGTTGCGCGAGAAGATCGCCGCCACCAAGGCCACCGCCAAGCGGCGCACCGAAGCGGCACAGACCCAGATCGACGACTGGCTGACCGAGTGTGATTACCTCGGCGAGGTTCGCGCTGTGATCGACGACTCGGCCAAGGTCGGCACCGGCGTGGCTAAGGGTCCGGCCCCGGTGATGATGAAGCGCAAGGTGTTCAACAAGCTACCCGGCGGCGACCTCGAGCTGGTCATCGTCGAGAAGATCGTCCCGGCCACCAAGCACATCAGCTACTGGAACCTGTATCCGGACCCCGCGTGCGGTGAGAACATTCACAACGGGTCGTGGATCTGGGAGGTCGATACGCTGAGCGAGAAGCGCGTGTCGGCGCTCAAGGGTCTTC